AAACATCGTACATTTTCTTTGATTTTCAAATACCAATTCCCCTGTTGCAACTAATTAAAAAAACCCGCAAAAAGTGATATCACTTTGGCCTGTTTTCGTGCTATTAGTATAGGCACTTATTTTATGACTGACAAAATTCTCAACAAATTAATAGCTGATGTAAAAACCCAACTTATTGAAAGCAATCTTTACACTAAAAAAGATTTGTTGCTTTTGTCGTTACTTGATGATGCTTATACTCTGTATTTGAACGCAAAGGAAAAGATGGGTAACGATCCAGTCATCACATATCTGGATTACAACAAAAATGAAAAGTCAGGTATAAACCCTTACTACACGATCGCACTTGAGCAATCTAAGGAAATATTTAAATACTTGAACGCTTTGTATCTTACACCGTTAAGCCGCAAAGAATCGAACCCATTAAATAAAAAAGACGAGCCTTCACCACTTGAACAGGCACTACAAAAGATCGGACAATCTTAAACAACTTGTATGTATGCGAAAGATTTGCCAGTCGTTTTTCAATATTGTTCCGATGTAAATAGCGGGAAAATAGTTACCGGAAACAAGATAAAATTAGCGGTTAAGCGTTTTGAAAACGATTTGAAACGTCCCGATTTGATTTACCGACCCGAACAGGTCAACAAAGTAATAACTTTTATATCCTGTCTTAAACACTTTACCGGGAAATTTGACAATAAACCCTTCATACTTGAGCCGTGGCAACAGTTTATAATAGCAAACATATACGGTTTTTATTGGTACGATTCCGAACTGAGACGTTTTACTGAGGCAATCATAGAAATTGCACGTAAAAACGGAAAAACACAATTAGCTTCAGCACTTGCATTGTATCACTTAATTGCAGATGGTGAAGCCGACAGTAAAATAATATTTGCAGCCAACAGTAGAGAGCAGGCCCGTATCGGTTTTCATGCCTGCCAAAAGTTTTCCATTCGTTTAGATCCTAAACGCAAAGTCTTAAAGGCATTTAGAAACGAGGTCAAGTATGGCGAAAATACGGTCAATGTAGTCGCTGCGGATGCTTCAGTACTCGACGGCTTAAACCCTTCAGCAAACATTATTGATGAAGGACACGCCGCAAAAGATAGCAGCGTTTACGACGTGTTAAAATCAGGTCAGGCAATGCGAGAGCAGCCAATGACGATCAATATTTCAACAGCCGGTTTTAATAAACTTTCACCGTTCTATTTACTTCGCTACACTTCAATTGAAATATTACACGGCATTAAAACAGACGATAGTTTATTTGCCGCAATCTTTGAACTTGACGACGACGACGACTATCAAAACCCGGCGATATGGGTAAAAGCTAATCCAAACCTAAATATTACAGTCAGGTCCGGCTTCATAAAATCCGAAATAAACGGCGCAAAAAACACCCCATCGAAAGAAGTCGGGGTCAAAACAAAGAATCTAAATATTTGGTGTGATAGTTCGGCCACATGGATACCTTCCGAATATGTCATTAAGAACTCAAAGAATTTAAACATTACAGATTTTGCCGACGCTCAGTGTTGGATAGGAATCGACTTAGCATCAACAAGTGATATTGCAGCCGTCTCGATCATGTTTGAAAACGAAGGTATTTTATACTTTTTCTTTAAATTCTATCTACCTGAAGACAGCGCAAACACGAACATATCCAAAGAGCAATATAAAATTTGGCACGACCAAAAGTATTTAACCTTCACGCCCGGAAACGTAACGGATTATGATTATATCCTAAACGATATAATGAAAATCTATCAAACTAATGAGATCGTATCGGTTGCTTATGATAGTTGGAATAGCACACAATTTGCCATTAGTTCAACAGATGCAGGGTTAAATATGGAGCCGTTTTCTCAAACTATTGGCAACTTTAACAGGCCTACTAAAACTTTCGAACGACTGATTTTATCTGACAGGGTCGTACTTGATAATAACCCAATAATTCGATGGATGATTAACAACGTGGTAATTCGTATGGATTACAACGGAAATATAAAACCGTCCAAAATTAAGAACGGCGCTACTTTAAAAATTGACGGCACAATTGCAATGTTGGAAGCGTTGGGGTCATTTTTAAATACACCTCATTACAATATTTCAGCCTTTACAGCTTAAAACGTACCTATGGAATTCAAAATCAATATATCCAATCCATTTAAACGTCATAAAATTGAGGCGGAAACCGAAAAAAGAGGCCTTGTCGATTCGTATTACGGTAATACGTCGTTTCAATACGGATCATTTGGGGAGTATAATGTCGGGAATGCACTAACATTATCAGCCGTTTACCGCGCCGTTAATCTAATAAGCGGATCAATTGCTTCACTTCAAATGAAGTTATATGCTATTGATGAAAATGGCTTTAAGTCTGAGCTAAAAGATAGCGTCTTGGGTGGACTTTTGGGGTGTGAACCGAATGATAATATGAGTAGGTATATGTTTTTTAAACTTCTCATACAGTACAAGCTAAACCGTGGTAACGCTTATGTTTACATTACACGTGATAATCGTTTCAATCCTATTTCGCTTGAGTTAATACAACCCGAATATGTTTTGCCGATCATGTTAGGCGGTCAACTTAAGTACCACTTGCTTAATATGGATATGACCGTCGATAATTCCGATATCATTCATATCATGAATTACCCGGTTACAAATGGCCTGAATATTACCCAGGGAGTTAGTACAATTGAATATGCAGCTAACACATTACAGGTATCAACCTACGCCGAACGTACCGCAAAAGAGTTTTTTAGGAGCGGTGCAAATACAGCCGGGGCGGTTACATCTGTGGCGCCATTGAATGACAAGCAAAAACAGGCAATTATTGATAGCCTGAAAACCACAACTTCGATTGATTCGGTCAACCCGAACGGTATAGCAATTTTGGCCGGATCTGATTTTAAGTTTGTGCCGTTTGGGATCACGCCAAAAGATAGCCAGTTAATTGAAAGCCGACAATGGAATATAACAGATATAGGCCGCTTTTTCAATGTCAATCCTATCCTGCTTTTTGACGTTCAGCAACCCAAAGGGAGCACCGCCGAAAATGCCCAGCTTGACTTTTTAAATACAACCCTACTGCCAGAAATTGAACTGATTGAAAACGAATTTACACGCAAATTGATATTACCCAGCCAGCGCAGTCGTACTGAAATCAGATTTAACCTTTCAAATCTTTTGCGTGCCGATTCAGTAAGCCGGGCAGATTATTTCCAAAAGCTTTCCCAGATTGGTGTAATGTCGCCCAATGACATAGCAAAGGATCTAAATTTACCGCAAATTAAGGGCGGCGACGTTCACACAATCCCGGTTAACGTGATGGATATTGAAAATATTATCTATAACAACCCGGCTAACGTCATACCGGTTGACAATAAAATGAAAATGAACACCCCGAAATCAGTTGATAATTCGGCAGTAATCGACAATCCAAACGCTATTTAAATGGAAAATATCGAAATAAGATATGTAAACGAACTACGTGCGCTTGTTGATTCACGTAAAATTACAGGTGAAGCAATCGTTTTTAACTCACTTTCAGAGCCTTTAACGTCCAAAGGTCGGGAATTTAGAGAAATAATTTTACCCGGTGCAGTTGATCAGGCTTTACTTGACCGCTCCGATGTGAAAATGCTTTACGAGCACGACAAATCCGTGGGGATTTTGGCACGCTCGACAAACGGGAAAGGATCGTTAAAGTTAACCCGAAACGATAATGGCGTGTCGTTTGAGTTCACAGCCAAACCGACTGCATTAGGTACTGAAGTTCTCGAAGGCGTAAGAAGTGGTGATTTAAAAGGCTGTTCTTTTGCTTTTAAAGTTGCTGACGGTGGTGACAAATGGACACGTAACAGCGACGGTACTTATTTGCGCACTATTTCAAAAATTGATTTTTTACAAGACACATCAATAGTCGTAGACCCTGCATATTCAGATACTTCATGCGACGTGAGAGGACTTGACCAATTAATACAAACTGAAAATATGGACACAACCAACAAATCATGCTGCATGAATGGCAATACATGCGATGTATGCAACAATACTGACTGCACAAATAATGCTAATTGCTCGCTTTGTGGAGTTGATTGTACCGCTTCAATTGCTAGCATTTTGGCAATAGTTACCGGACTGGCAGCAACTGAAGCAACTGAAGATGCAGCCGAAAAACCGGATACTGAAATGAATAGTAAACCTACCGATCAAGAAATTGAACTGAGAACTTATTATGAAAACCTGAATATAAAAAACCTAAAAATTAAATAACATGAGTGTAATAAAATTGATTGACCAGCGTAATGCAAAGTTAGCCGAAATGGATATAATTATCAGTTTAGGCCAAACAGAAAAACGCAAACTCGACGAAACCGAAACCGGCAACGTTGGTAAATTGGATTCTGAAATTACGGATCTGAATGCAAAGATTTTAGAGGCCAGAAATTTACAGGCCACACCAAAAGACATTAACCTTAATAAAAACAAACCCGTGGAAAAAAGAACCAGTTTGATCGGCGAGATCAATAAACGTATGGCCGGCAACGTGAGCGAGCCTATTTCTTTGTCAACCGAAACAAAGGAAGAAATGGAATACAGGGCGCTCATTCAGGCAACTGGAGCAGCAGGAACTGGTATCGAAATTGTCGCAACTGAAAAGTTGAACATTCTTGAGCCATTACGTGAAGCGCTTGTATTAGTGCAAGCCGGTGCAACTTATCTGACTGGCTTAAAAGGTGACATCTCTATCCCTTCCGTTGGTGGTACTTCCGCCGCATGGAAAGGTGAAAATATTACAGCAGTTGACGGTGCCGGCGCATTTGCCCAGGTTGACCTTAAGCCAAAGAGAATCACTGCATTTATCGACATTTCTAAACAGTTTTTAGCACAAGACGGTGTCGGGGCTGAAAATATGTTACTTGCTGATATTGCCCGCGCTATTGCCATTAAATTGGAAGGTACTATTTTCGGTAAAGCCGCCGGATCTGCAACACAACCAGCCGGATTTTTTGTAGCTGCTCCCGCAATCAATGGAGTTGCAACCTACGCAAACATGGTTGCATTGGAAACCGCTGTTGATACTGCAAACGCTTTGATGGGAAATTTGAAATATATCACTAATGCCGGTGGCCGTGGTATCTTGAAAACCGTTCCAAAAGTCGCTAATTTCCCTGAATATCTTTTAGATAAAGGCGAAATGAACGGCTATCCTGTTTTGGCAACTAACAATGTCGCAAAGGAATTACAAGCCGGCGCTAATGAGTTTGGTGTAGTCTTTGGAAACTGGAATGACTTTGTTGTTGCCCAGTGGGGATCAGTTGAATTAACACTCGACACTTTAACTCAGGCATTACTTGGAAACGTTCGTGTTGTAGTTAACGCTTATTTTGACGCCGCACCTCGCCGGGCCGTATCTTTTGCAACTGCCTCCATTGTCGCAGGTCCATTAGTATAATCTGTTAATATTCTAAATGTGCCGGCTTAATAACCGGCACTATTTTACAAACCTTAAAAATCCAAAACAGTGAAAAAATTATTCAGTTTATTATTTCTTTTGGCGTTTGTCCTTACAGTAAGCGCCCAGCAATCCACACTCAGACCGATAGTTAAAAACGTGCAGCAAGGTCAATATGTCGACTTTGGCGGCGTAAACCTTGTTGCGGTCGATTCTCTTTTAGTAGCAGATACCGCTCAGTATATCATTCCAGTAACTCACACGAACGATGTAAATCCGTTCTTATCAACTTATTGGAATAAAATCGGAGCGGGAACGGCAACGGTAACGGTTAATTTTTACCAGGCAAATGACCCGGCCCCGGCAAACTTTGTGACAATTAAAAAAGGCAAAGCATTAGGCGCCTACATTAAAACGCTTACATATTCAGCGTCTGGATGGAATCAGATTAGTTTTGCTCAAGACAGTGCGGCCTTTGAGGGTCGTTATCTAAAAGTTGAATTTATTACCAGTTCCACAAGTACGGTAAAAGGTAAACTTTTCAACCGGATCAAATTTAACATTAAGTAACAAGGCATTCATAACAGCACAAGCGGTTTAAATATCGCTTGTGCTTACTAAAATACGATAAATGATAACTTTAACAGAATTACACACACAGGTTAATTTAGATATCAACTATACTGATGATGACGATTATTTGCTCGCATTGTTGGCCGCTTGTGTCGTAGCTGTTAAAAATCGCATATTTGACACCACTAAAAACGACATTACCGAACCGATTGAGGGCGATTTAGAAGGCGAAAATTCAAACGCTCCACTTAGACAGGCCGTTTTATTACTTATTGCAAACTTTTACGCTAATCGGGAGCCGGTCGCATACGTTCAAACTTATACAGTTCCGTACACTTTTGATTTTTTGATAGCACCCTATATTAACTACTAATGAGAGCCGGACTTTTACGTTTTCCGATTACTATAATGCAATTGTCCCGAACAAAAGGAGCGTTTGGGGACGATATAAACGAATGGTCTTTATTTTGCACGACCAAAGCAAATGTGACTTATAGATCAGGCAACAAAGGCGAAACCGATAATCAAATTATAAACAGTCAGGTAGTAGATTTTACAATTAGACACAATATACAAGTATTGGAAAAAATGAGAATAATTTATGAGGATCGACTTTATAAAATTCTATTCATCAACAAAAATATTATTACCAACTCGCAAATAATTACCTGTGACTATTTAGAAAAGGCAAATGGCTAATTATAACGACAAAACAATGCTTGAAATATTCGGTACAGATCAATTGTATCAATTATTTCAATCATTACAAGAAGACATTCAGGACGAAATTATTAATAAGTCGTTTCGTAAAGCCGCAAAATTATTAATCAGTGAATCAAAGAAAAATTTATCTGGAGTTGTAAAGACAATCCCGGGCCATAGATTCAGTTTGCCGGGTTCATTAGGTTCAACTTTATTCAAATTTGAGAAACGGATCATAATAGGCACAAAAAAGAAATACGGCGGCCATTTAGCGCACATATTCGATTCTGGCACAAATGTACGGCACTATATAACAAAGTCCGGGAAATCGCACAATACAGGCGAAATTAAGGCGTCTGGATTCTTTTCAAATGCCGTTACCGGAACAGAACAGCAAATTAAAGACTTGATCGCTTCAGATATGCAAAAAAGATTGAGCCAAACGGTTAAACGAATGAATAAACTGGCAAAAACAGTAGCGAAATGAGTGTAATATTAGGCAAAGCAATATATTATCTATTATCGACTAATTCAGCCATTACGGCAGCGGTTGACGATAAAATATTTCCGATTGCAGCCGACGACGATGTTAAAAATCCGTTCGTAGTTTTCGAGCGCAAATCGGTTAAACCTGAATATTCACGTGACGGCAACTTTTTGGACGTTTGCACGCTTGAGGTCAATGTGTGTGATGACAATTATACGTCCTGTATTGATATTGCTAATTCAGTCCGAACAGCATTAGAATTGAAACGCGGAACCTTTGCCG